TTGAACGGCGAAGTCGGCATCGTGAAGTGCTGAAAGAGGTTTCCGACCTTCAGCTCCAGCCGGTATTTGTCGATCAGCTCTGCCGAGAACTGGGTCGGGACCCACTCCGAACCCTGCCCCGATGTGGCCGTATCAAGCGCCTTCCGAAAATCGGATGATACCTGCATGAACCGGTCAAACATTGCAAGCGACTTGATCCCCGAATATCCGGGGTTGAAACGCTTCATCAGAATATGCGTCAGAAGCAAGTCATCGGCCGCCACTTGCATTTCTTTGACCCTTTGGTCCCTGGTCGAAATCGAAAGCAGATTGGCGAATTTCTCTTTCGGTGTCCTTGCCAAAAATACGCTTGGATGATTAAGTCCTGACCCATTGGCATAAGGGTCTGCATCCAAAGCCGCCTCGAATCTTATCTTCCGCTCTTTTTTGTTGTGCTCCTCGATGACTTTTTGAAGGTCGGCCTTGACATTATCCTCGAACTGCTTGAGCTCCGATTTGGTCGGAATCTCCCTGACTGTCTCCTGCAAGTCTTTGATGAACTTCATCGTGTCTTGCAGGTCTTTCTTCATCTCCAGTTCCATCTTCTCCTCCTCTTTCTGTTTATTGTTGTTTTCGGTTTCCTCTTTCTTGTTCACATTCCCCTCCTCCTTTGTGTTGAGATTTGATAAATTTATTCCCTTCGATTTTGCCATCTCGAAAAGAGCGTTCGGATTTGCTGGAATCGGCACAACACTGATTTCAAGCAGGTGCAAGTCCTTTATGATTCCAATGCCGGTGTCTTCCTCTTCTTCGATTCCCTCCTCGTTCAGTTTGAAGCCGATGCTGAAGGCCTTCAGAATATTCTCCTTGATGAGCGTCCATATCTCTGGGGCAGTCTTTGAAATCATCGCCTTAACCCAAAGCCCGGTTTCTTTTATCTCCGCTTTGATTACTTTTCCGATTGGCAAATAGCTATATTTTTCGATGAATCCATGCATCAAAAGTAAGACTGGATTTTTCATAAAACCGGGAAGAGATTTCTCAAAAGCGGTCGGTAAGATTTTTTCGTTGTCGAGATCAATATCAGAAGTACTTGCAAGCCCCTCGATTAGCCAATTCCCTTCGGCATCCTGGTTGGATTTGAATTCAAAGGGCATCGTAAATTTATTCGCCTTGACAAATTCCGCTTTCTCCGCCGCCTCAAATGACCCGCCCCTATTTTGACAAACCGCCTTTGCTGATTCCTCCGTCCAGACATCTTTGGCAAAGCGAAGCGATTGTATCTCTGATTTGTTTTCTTTTATCCCATAAATCACATCAATGCATTTATCATCGTGCTTCTGCTCGCAGTTCTTGCGGGCAAACCTGTCATATTTATTTGGGTCTTCCAACCGGCAGGAATGTTCTCCACTAAAAGGCATTTCAAACCTCCTTGATTATGGCTTTACCTCTTTTATTCTTTGCTTTGGCTTTATCAAATAATATCTCCTGTTTTTCATAAACCTCTAATGACCTTCCATTTTTGCCTTTGTATATCTTTTGAAATTGAGGAAAATCTAAAACTAAATCGATAATCTCTTTTTTTATTCTGATATAGGGATAAATTTCATTCAGAAAATTCCTTGCTTGTTCGCATACAACTTGCCACCGATGAATCGGATTCCAATTTGGTTTATATGGTTTTTTATCATATTCATAAGCACATCCGATTCCAGTTTTTTCCTTTAGCCAGCAAATTATTTGATAATTTGAATTCGTGATGATAACTCTAAGCCCAAAATTGAAAGGATGTTTTTTGCTTGGAGATATTTTTTTGGAAATACCAACACATCCTTCGCCATCCAATAAGCCAGCTATATATGCCTTTTCTGTTTCGGTTAGTTTATTCATTCTTTGAGTATTGCTTTTATAGTGCATCTACAATTCACCGTATTGCTTGCATCCCCCCCCACGTCTCCCGGAAACATTAGCAAATCATCTCCCACTCTAAATGGTTCTCTCAATCCGACAATCTGTCCGTGCGCCTCTTTGTGTGAATCCCTGACCCTGTCATCCAAAGTAGCAATCCACTGCTTGCCCTCGACTACATCACTTTGAATATAAGTCTCAATTATGGCTTTATTATGTGTGCCAATGGTCTCTGTCCTTGCAATTCTTTCGGAGCGATAATCACTAACTTGGTCGAGTGAATCCGCAATCTGGTTAGTAATCTCCCCGGTCGAATATCCTTCAGGGGAGGCCAATGCTTCAGTGATGATATTGGCTATCTGCTTTCGGCTAGTTTCATTCACGGATTTGACCATCCGCAAAATCTTCTTCTCAAGCCAAGTTTCGATTTCCGGAGTCAAAGGCGAAAATTCAAAGTCAACTCCAATCTGTCCCTGCGTTCGTCTAGCAGTCTCCTCGATTATCCTTTTGAATTCGGCTCTGGTAATATCCCCAAGTATTTTGTTTTCCTTGAGCATATCGAAAATCTGGTCAATCTCATCTTGGTTAAGTTTCACATGAAACATTTTTACGATATTGGATTCCTTAAATGCTTCGACTACTCGCTCCTTCTGTCCATCCAGAAATTCCTTGATTATCTTCTGAAAGGTTTTCTCCTGTCTGCCAAGCTGTCGGTCGAATGCCTTCCAATGCTCTTCCTCTTCGGGAGTGAAATCTTTGTGGTTAAGCAAAAAGGTTTTTTTGGATTCAATCGGTATCGAATTCGGCTGGTTCAAATTCAACGAAAGCCCAAATGGCAATGCTCCGATTTGCTGGGGCTGATCGCCCCATTCAACCGGCTCAAGACTATAATATCTCTGCCTCGCCTCGTTCACCGTGATTATATTTCTCGCCACAAGGCCAGTGCTGATTTCCATCTTCTCTCTCTCGTTCTCCCTAAGCGCCGGCACATTCGACAAATCGAATTGACAATAAAGTTCGTCATCAAACCGTTTGATAAAATTCTCGTTGAGCATATTTGAGATTCCGGTCAGATAGGGGATGATAGTGTCTTGCCAGAAGATTTTGTATTGGGCATCTGCATTCGCATACGAAGCGTATTCAAAAAGTCCCACGACCGCAGGCGGCACGCCGAAGATAGAACAGATTTCCTCCCTCGTCATCTTCCGCATATTGATAAATTCCATATCCTTCGGCGGAATGGTGGTCTCGCGCCATTTTCCGCCGCCCTCCAAAAGCAAGAGCTTATGCCATTTGTCGGAGCCTTTATAGCCAAGTTCCCATTCTTGTTTCAGCCGTTTGAAGGTGATGGGGTCTAAGGATTCTGGAACTTCCACGACGCCGCCGGGCCGTGCCGCATTCTTAAAAAGATTTTTATTGGAATCGAGGGCATAAAAATCCAAAGTAAGAATCGACTTGGCGGCGGAGATTGCCGACAGCCCATAATAATCATCCTGCGGATTGAAAAGTTTGAAGTGGATTATCTCCTCCGGCTCGTAGGGAATTTTGACATTGTTCACCGTATAAATATATCCGCCGACATATTCTTTGGCATCCGGGATAATTCTCATTCGGTCTGGTCTCAAGGAATAAATTTCCTTTGTGCCATTGGTCTCGATTGACCAATAGGCATCACCGTGCAGAAGCAGATAAGTCATCGTCGATTCCATCAAATTGGCAAAGGCAATGTAGGGATTCACCTTTTGAAAAAGTTCCACCACTTCGCCTTCGGTCTGCTCTTGAGTTCCAGTATCAGAAATGTCCTTGTAAAATTTTATCGGCACAGAAGCACAGGTCTGGGCAATCTTTCGCACGCAGACATAGACCCAGCTTGCGGCACCATAAGTCCGCACATAGGATTCGGAGTCGGCGTCGCTGGCAATTCCACCCGAAATCTCGTGCGCCTGAAAAAGGTGCCGGAAGAGCCGGCTGGATTTTCCCAGAAGCCGCATAGCTATGTTTTCTCTTAATCTCAATTTCATAGGATTCTCAGATTGAATTCTTTCTTATTGCTGATTCCCCAATAGGCCAGTGCCAGCGCAATCACGCAGTCGTCGTTCTTTCCTTCCGGAGCCGAATATCTGTAATTGCCCGCTTTAGTGATCTCTACCTGAAAATTGTTTAGCTCGCCAATCAAAATATCAATGTAAGGAAAACTTATCTTGTTCTGTTCGATTGCGATGACAAGATTCTCAATAAGTTGCTCTTTGGAGGTCGATGTGAAAACAAATCCCTGCCGATTTCCGCTCCCATAAACCCTAAGTCCCGCCCTTGTCAAGTCCTCGACTATCGGATCGCCGACTCCGGTGCTATCGGGCACAATTTCGGCATTGTTGTATTTCCGGGCGACCGATACGACCCTCGCCTTTTGCAATGCCCAAGAGGTCTCATTGAAGCGGTCGAAATAAGCCAGATGCCCGTTGTCTTTTCGCAAAACCGCAAGGACGGTGTAGTCCTGATATTTCGCCAAATCCAAGCCTAAAACATATTGCACATTTTCTTTCGGCTCCTCAAGTTCCCCGGATATACATTGCTTGATATCTCTGAAGACTTTTCCTTCAGCTTCAACTTCCCAATCATTCAAAACGAATCGTCTATAAATCTCCGGTTTGATTTCCTTGAGCCGTTCCAGATTTTTCAGATAATCTTCAGGTAGGACATCCGCATTGTCATAAGTTATCGCTTCGGTCAAGGCAAAACCATCTTTGGGATTGTCTTTCCAAAGATTTTTAATCCAATTGTTTCCCCTGACATTCCCGGTGATGAAGCCCGAATGAATTGGCAGTCCCAAATCAAGAAATTCTTTTGATGGGGAAAGTTGTCGTCTCAAGCGTCCCCATAAAAGAAAAAATTCCTTGTCGCTCGGGAGCTCCTCCGCCTGTTCTATGAAATACCAGCCGAGATTGAGGTTCTGCAAATTGTTGAGTTCCTCCAAATGCCTGAACATAATCCTTGAGCCGTTTTTCAAATCCACATTCCTTTGACTGTTAACCTGCAATCCGGTATATTCCTCAAAATCTTTTAGGGTTGAATCTCGTAAGTCGGTATATTCTTTCCTGAAAATCACGCCCAAATTGTTGGTAATAAGTTCCGAATACAAAGCCATTCCTCGCAGGATGGCACACATAGTTTTCCCCGTTCCCCAAGCTCCAATAAAGGCGGGATAACGGCTTTTGCTAAAGACGAAACCGTCCTGAAAACTTTTCAGTTTTATCGTCTTTCTCGGACTCGTCACCATTTGAGCGGATGACAAAAACTGACTGGCTTGCAATTCCTTCTCCCTTCACTTGTTCGACTTTTAGCCCCGCAATCTGAAGTAGATCCATTGCGGACTTGCGGGCGACTTCATCCTGTTCGCTTCGCATTTGTTTTCTCAAAACTCTAATCGCCTCGACTGCCCAGCGACCGGCCATCACTTGGGCTATACCCTTCCAACGGTTCTTGATCTTCTCAAGTTCGGCTTGAAACTCAGGTTGCTTTTCCCAATTTTGAATCGTCCTTGCACTGACGCCATATTCTTTGGCTATGTCGCCCTGGGTCTTTTCTCCCTCAGCCAAAGCATTAGCAACTCTGATATGTTTCTCTGTAAGTCTCATATTTACGAAAGGTTACGAAGGTTTTTCTCCTACAAATCTCCTATAGCGTTCACGGATGACATCGCAATAAATCGGGTCAATCTCCATCATAAAACAGATGCGGTCGGTCTGCTCACAGGCGATTAAAGTCGAACCTGAACCGCCGAATAAATCTTGTATAATCTCATCCCTTTGTGAGCTATTAGAAATAGCTTTTTGAGATAATCCGATAGGTTTTTGTGTAGGATGTTCGTAGACATTAACATTACCTTTTGAATAATCCCAAACATCTACTTGTGTTTTATCTCCATAAAAAGTATGATTACCATTTTTTGAACCATAACTTATACATTCGTGCCGATAGCGATAATCACAATAGCCCAATGAAGCACAATTTTTATTCCAAATAATTTCATTCAAATGTTTCCACCTTTTGCAAAATTCGTCTAAAATTATCAAGAAAGATGGCACGGCGTCGCCATGCCAAATGTAAAGAACACCATTATCTTTTAAGAACCAGTTTATATTTTCAAATGCAAGAAAAATAAATTCCCTAAAGGATTCACCGCTTAAATTATCATTTTGGATTTTTCTAACGCTTTTTTTAACTCCAGCCAATTGACTTCTTCCGCCACCATAATTCACTCCATACGGCGGATCAGTGAATACCATATCTGCCTTTTTCCCATCCATTAGTTTATCCACATCTTTTCTACTGGTCGCATCTCCGCACATCAATTTATGTCTGCCGAGTTCATAAATCTCTCCCCGCTTGCTTTGTGGCTCGCCAATCTTTTCCGCTTCAGCATCAGCATCAAAGTCATCTTCACCTGTGGGACCAAACCTATCCAGCACCATTCCCAAATCAATCGGCTTGCCCAAATCAACCTTGAAGTCCTCCAGCTTAATCTCATCTTTGAAGGGATAAATCAATTCTGCTAATTTTTGATCATCAAACTCTCCAGCCCTATCATTGTCCACGAGCGATAATTCTATTTTTTCTTTTTCAGTCAAATCTTTTTGAACTGAAACCCAGACATCTTTTATGCCAAGCTCCTGATATGCCCGAATACGCATATTTCCGCCATAGACTTTTAGATGCCCATCTTCAGGGCAAACAATCAAGGGCTTGATTTGACCGAATTGTTGAATCTGTCTTTTAAGCCGTGCGAAATCCTTCTCGGAGATAAGGCGGGGGTTATCTTTCCAGACCTCCAATTGCTCTATGGGGACTGTCTTTGATTCCGGCTTCATTTTCCCTTCCAACAAAA